CTAATTTAGGTCTATTTGCTTCTGTCCAATCTTTATGATCACCAAAAGTTTCATTCATTAATCTTTGTTGTTCTAAGACATTAAGATTGATAGTAACTGAGTTCTGCATGATCTCAGCATCGTTCTCCCCAGTGAATACAAACCCTGCACCACCCATGTCAGCAGCAAACTGATAGATCTCATGGAAAGGTAAGATATATCTGTAAGGAACTTCGTTATAGAAGTTACCTTGTTCTCCTTTATATTGTATTACCCTACGCACAAAATCAGGATCACGTAAATCACCCTGAACAAATTCATTTGCTTCTGTGTCACCATACTCAGGGTACTTAAGGTCTACACCTCTTACCCAATATCCTTCTTTACGAAGTCTCTTAACCATATGGCTTCCAATGAAACCACCTGCACCAAGAACTAATGCAGTTTTTTTATCAGACATAATTAGATTTCTCCTAAGAACATTCTACATCAAACACACAAAGATTTCAAGCCATCGTCAAAATCTATCTTGGGAACAAAACCCAAAGACCTTAACTTATCAGTGTTAACAGAGTAGTTATATGCTTGAGCAATCTTATTAAATTTAGGTTGCTCTGCATAATTAAACTTACTATTACTTCCCAAATACTCTCTTGCCTTTTCCATAATAGTTTTAAATGGTAAAGGATATCCACCTGCAATATTATAGATAGAATTTATTTCTCCCTTATCCATAACTAATTTTAAAGCACGACATATATCTGATACATGCATATAATCTCTAAGTTGCATACCATCATCATAAAGAAGAAGATCTTTATCCTCTTTCATCAATGAAATTAAAAACTTAAGAACATTTTTCTTAGCAGAAACTGTTTTATCATCACCATATACATTAGCAATCCTCATGATACGATAGTTCACATCAAATGTTTTGCAGTATGAAATTAAAAGTTGTTCTGCACATCGTTTAGTGATCGAATAAAACCCACCTGGTTCGCAAGGATCACCCTCTTTGGCATTAATAATATCCAAACCATATACAAAGCAACTGCTTATAAAATTAAAAGTAATATCATTATCCCTACAATGTTCCAGTACATCCATTAAGAGATTAAGATTAGTATTAATATCTACATGAAGATCATCAAAAACATTATGATTAGTAGTTGTACTAATAAAATAAAGAATATCTTTTGTTTCTGGTTTACGTTGTTCTCTTGGTATCTTAATTACTTCATCTGGATAAAGACCACAAAAAGTTCCACCAATAAAACCTGTACCACCATAAACAGATAACTTAGTCATATTTTTCACACTCCTCAAAGGTTTTACCCTCTGCATCTTTCTTAGAAAGACTTGGAGATCCATCATGAGCAATTGGCCACAAGATATCTAACTCACTCCATAAAAGACTTCTTTCATGTTGAGGGTAATAATAATCAGTCGTCTTATATTGAACTTCTGCAGTATCAGTTAGTGTATAAAACCCATGTGCAAAACCAGGTGGAACCCATATATGAGTTGCTGGATCATCCAACATAAGATTAAAAGATAACCCAAAAGTCCTAGAACTTTTTCTAAGATCTACAAGTACATCCCAGATTTTTCCTTGAGTACATCTAAGCAACTTACCTTGAGGATGTTCTATCTGATAATGAAGACCTCTTAAAACTCCCTTAGAAGATTTGGAGTGGTTATCTTGAACGAATTCATAATGACCAAGTTCTTTTATAAACTTCTGTTCATTAAAGGACTCCATAAAGAATCCTCTATCATCCTCATACTTATCTACTGTAATAATAGATGCATCAACAAGTGGGGTTTCAGTTACTTTCATTGTCAAAATACTTATGTAGAAGTTCAGGGGAATATTGTTTTATATTTTCATCAATATCTTTCTGCTCTCTCTTTTCTTTTTCTAATGTATAGACTCGGTTTCTAAGTTCTGTTGAAGAATATTGATGTTTTCTTATATGAAAATGAAGTTCTATACCATTGTCAATACACCATTGCTTACCAGTAAAATCTCGATCTTTATACTCTTCACTTAAGAATCGAACATCGATGGTCTGGGTTTGAAGTAAATTAAGTAAATCAGCCTCTGTCTCATAGACTAGAATCTCATCCACATATTTGCATCCTTGCAACTGAACATACCTTTCATAAACAGACTGTACTGGTTTATTTTTAACACCAGGTCTGTCTATCGTAGGATCAACTTGAAGTGCGACTATAAGATAATCGCACAACTGTTTTTCCATTTTAAGCATAGTAACGTGTCCCGCGTGAAATAAATCACAAGAACTACAATTAAATCCAATTTTCATGATAAAAAATATTTTTATACTAAATCGGTTGCTGACATCATAGATGATGCTCTTGGTGGAAGAGGTCTTCCTTCAACACGAGCAGCTTGTCTATCATAATTAATTTTAGGATCTGCTTGCAATACCTTTATAATAGTATCTACTCTTGGATCAGACCCACCACCATCATGTGAATGTGAATTTGCTACACATGTTGCCTTACATTCTTCAATTGCTTTCTCTAATGCTTGCAATCTTGCTTCAACTTCTATGTCATACTTAGACATCGATGCTCCACTTGCAGACTTACCTGCTGTACCTTTTGCCATAATTAATTTTTACTCTGGTCTATTTAGAAGTTTTTGGGATGGGTAGTAACATCACCATGAATCTCACCAATGTCATCAATGTGTGCATGATCAATTTTCTCAATATGCAAATGCTCTAATGCTCCAGCAATTCTTTCTAGAGCATTAGCAATTCGATTAAACTCTTCACTCATAATTTATATCTCCCACCCTCATCTGTATCGGGTGCTTCTGCCTCATCTTTAACATAGCAAGGAACACCATCAGGGTCAAGCCACTTCGTATACTCAAAGTCTTCCATTGCTTGACTTAACTGCATTCCATTATCACAGAGATACATATCTTTATATCTCTTTGTATAACGATCTTGTTTCTGAATACGGAAATCTGGTTTTCCATTGTCTAGAGTACCGTTCTCAACGTAACGATAAGGGAATCTTTCAAGTAGTACCATCATTTTACTTCGACTGATTGAAGATCTTCTGCGATTACATCCATTAGTATATCATAATCTTCCAACGGTTCACCTGTAAACTGTATAGATTGTTCTCTTTCGTAATACTTCCTAACCTTTTTAAACAACTTTGGATTTTTAACATCAAGGAACAGTTCTTTATTAGCAGCAGCCCGAAGGGTGCTTATGTCCTTTCTAAACTTTGAAGTAAGCGTCATTGCTCTGATTAATTACCCCATTATTATAGAGGCACATTAAAGGAAAGTCAAGTATGTTTCCTATACACTAAACTATTAGTAGCAAAAAGATAGGAATCATCATCATCTTCATCATCCAAATCAATCTTAGATTTTGTATATAAATTTCGTATTTCTTCATCATCCTTAAAAGCACATTTCATATCCCTATACTCTTCTTTAACCCAATCTGCAGGAGTCCAATGGAAATACATGTTCCTATAATAGTTTCCTTTAAAGGGTGTTGCTCTTCCATGAACACATAGACTTTCATAGAATAGTACATCTCCTGGTTCAAATTCTACTTGATGATGATTATATTCATGATCATAAAAATCTAATGGCCAATTAACTTCAGAATCCTGATCTACAAATATGATACAACTAAGGACATGAGTATCACATCTATCTCTATGCAAATGCAAAATAGAATTGGGAGTATAACTTCTAACACCATAAGCCCATGCTTTTTTCAAAGGTGTACCAGACCATCTAGATATTGCAGGAGTTAATTCTTTATAAACTCTATTAATCAATTCAAGACTTATATTGTCTTTATAATGAAAAGGTTTAGAACTTCCAACCTGAGATATTGCTGCTGTCGCAATAGCATCATACTCTTCTCGGTAAGAACAATCGTCAATTACCTCTTCAAATTTCATCTGTTTGTATTCATCTAGTATTGCTTGATGTAAAGGTCCAGGCAATTTACCTTTTAGAAAAGGAACTTTGTTATAAACAGGTGGTTTAATATTTCTTGTATCAATATACTTACCTTTTTTTTCAGGCAACCATTGAGGATGATAGGAATCAAACCATCTCCAAGACTTAGATTCATTCCATCTCCAAGGAAATGTTGATAAAAAATTCTCACGTTCTGTAAAATCAAACTTATTAATTCCTAGATCATCATCAGACTGCCTATTTTCCAAACCACGCATCACATTAATTCTCTTAGTGTAAGTAGATGCAAAAGTTCCAAAGAAAAATTGTGCTTGAGAACAAATAACTTGCTCCATCACTGCTGTTTCTAATTTAGAAAGATAACGATACTCCTCAAAATCATGAAAGAAATAAACATCTTGATACTCCTGTAAGACATCATTAAAAAATGCCTTGTTTGATTCATCAGTAGAAATATACAAAGTAGTGTTTGTATCAAAAAACTTTAACAAAACATCTTTTAACTTTGAAGGAGTATTAACAGATGACATATCATCTTTTCTGACATTTAAAAAATCTGTTCTTCTTATATGTACAGCATTATATTTCCCAAGTGTTGTTTTTACTTCTTCAAACAATTCATAAAATTTTTTTCTATATTTTATACACTTATTAACTACATTTTTCATCTCATTTCTTTTATGTTCATCACCTGGATAAACACTATACCAATAATTACCAAATAAATTAGATTCAAAGTGTATGAATTTATCATCAATCTTCGATAGATCTATAACTTCTCTTCCATTAACAAAGTTAGTAAAGTCTCCAGTAGAATACTCTTGATTAGTAAATACAACTTGCTTGGAAGAAAGTGTTATATTAGGATCCCACTCTAATAGATGAAGATCATCTATATGGTCTTGTATATAAGCAGTATAAGAAAATTTTTCATTACTTTCTCTCTCACCATATCCATGTCTAATGCCACCCATCTCTGATTTCTTTTCTTTCAGTTCAGGAACATCATCAAAATCAACACAATTGATCTTAGAAGTTACATACTCTTTATCTAAGATACTCCATATGTCTAAAAAATGATCAGGATTTTTATAATCCTCTCCAGTTATACCATTAGCAAAATAAGTTCTAGGTGGTATGACTAGAGTTCTACCTGTAATATATGCTAAAGCAAATGCTACTTCATAAGAAAGTAATACATTAACTAAACCAGCTCGATATGGACCGAAAGTAATATACTTCATCTAGTTTCAAAATCAAGTTTACGAATTTTGCGTTTACTTCTTTTTTCTTGCCATTCAATATCTTTAGCACTAAGAGTATTAATATTCTTTTTCTCTTC